ACCAATCTACCGTTTTGATAGAAGGTTGGTCTTTGACCATTGTCTACAATAAATTTCTCAGATAAGTCTGCTCCATTTGCACTATCTTGTGCAATGACTGAAACATCATAGATATCTGCATTAGGCATTGGAACGAAAGTTAAACCTTCTCCGTCCGAGTCTATTGTACCAGTAAATGTGACTGTTGTCAAGGTTTTTGTTCTTCTTGTTGCGTTTCCTTTGTTTACTCTTGCAAAGATATTGTGTTTTGCACCAGAGTCTAAACCACCATTTGCATTGTTAGTAGTTGTAGTAATAGTCGCACTTTGAGTTCCAGTTCCACTAACACTAAAGTTAGTCACTCTTTTTCCAGTTGCTTGACTGGTAATAATCCAATTATTTGTATCAGTAAATGTTTCTCCACTTGCAGATAAAGATAAACTAATAGACGGGTGTGTTCCAGCAGAAGGAGCATTTGCAGAGTCATCAAACTGTCTTACTACTGCAAACGAAACATCTGAAATATTTTTTGGTCTCGGTCTTTGAGTTGGGAATAGTAAAGTATTTTTATTTGCTTCTTTAATTACTGCACCAGAGATGCCTCCAGAACCAAATCTAGTTGAGCCACTTTGTTGAATTCCAAAACTATGTGGTGCAGTATCAAAGTCTCCGTGTCTTTCTATACGTTTAATATCAGTCAATTGGTGGTTTGCTCCAGCTGCAAGTCCTTTTAACTGTACGTCCATTAAATAGATACGAAGTTCTCCACCTACTTGTTGAATTGATTTAATTCTTGCAGTACCAATAACGTAGTCATCACTACGTAAATTAACTAATTCAAAATTTGCAAGTCCAGCTGCAACTGCAATATCAGTATACTCGCCATCTACAGGCGCATGAACAAAATAATTACCATAGTCTACACCAATCGCTTCGTTGTTATTTGTGACTGTAGTTCTGGGTTTTGGAATAGTTAATTTACTTGGTCTTTCTTTATTTACACGATAACCATTTAAGTATGCAGTACCAGCAGATATGTTTGCGATTAAATTAGATGTACTTCCATTTGCAGAGTCCTCTTCAAAAGTCACTCTAAATGGACGAACAATATAATTACCTGACTCTTCTTTTGTTCTAATTGCAAGAACGTCATTAATCTTATTGTAATCTTCTGTACCAGTGACAACTTCTTCTATTTCTCCGTCTACTATATCACAAAAGTATACGAAGTTATCAGTTGCAGAAATGTTTGCTTTGTTTGCAAGGGTTAATCTAATTCTGTATCGGTCTGCACCAGGCGATGCAGTATTTGGAGTTGCACCCTGATTATCAAAAAGTGAAGTATCTTCACTAGAAGTGACAATACTTTCTGCAATAGTAAATCCAACGGTTGCAGTTCCAGTCGAAGTGTATTTTGAAATAACTAAAGATTGTTGAGATGCAAATACAAAGTGTCCTCTTACAAAAAAGTCTCCCCCAGATACATGAAGTATTGTACCTTGACCCGTTGCTGGGTTTGCAACAGTATTTGTTGATTGGACTGTAAAGGCATTACCCCCAGAGTTGATAGTTTCACCCGCACTAAATCTAACGGGTTCAGAACCCGCTAATGCACCGTTATCTGTATCAGTATACTGTACATAAAAAGTTAAAGGGTCAGTATCAACTGCATCTTCTACTCTTAAAATTCTTGCTTTGATACTTGAAGTTGCACCCGTAAATTCTAATCCTACCAATCCCGTTATATCTGCATTAGTAGCTTCTATTTTTACAAATTCTGCATTTCTGTCAACACTAGGCCCGCCTGGGTTTACTGCCGCACCTTCTTTAAATATATTCCTACCAAACCTTGCAATCTCTTCTTGAATGATAGTTTGCATTTGCGTAAGTTCTCTCGCTTGCAACGCACGACCTGAGTTAAATAATATTCTATGAAAATTATCTGAACTATCAAAGTCGTCTTTATATGTTGTTTCAAAGGTTGACTTATTAAATGACATGTTTTATTCCTATACTTGTATTACAATTTTTAAATCTTCTGTTTGGTCTGCGGCTCTTGTGACTGCAGAACGGTTATCAATGTATAACAACTCACCTGAGTATGGGTCTACATCTCCACTACTGTCAAAAAGACCAGCACCTTTAAGTACACCGTTTCCAACTGCCGCACCTTCGGTAGTAGTGACGGTTTCTCCAGCACTAAAAGATGTAAATCCAGTACTATCATTTTGATGATAATACACTATAGTACTTGAACCACTACCAGAGTCGTAATCTGCAATCGCTTTCGCACCAGAAGTACCACCTAATAATGTTTTTCCTTTTTCATATGCGGTGGTTATTGCAGAGAAACTAAGTCTTTGTAATGCTTGACCCGTAGTACTTATCAATGGACTAGCACCACCATTTGAGTCTGGGTCTTTAAGTAAACCCACTTGTCTAAATTGAATTCCTACCCCAAAATCATTACCTTCTGCACCAACGGGTTTTGAGTTAAACATAAGTGCATTACTCTTTAAATCTTCTATTGGGTTTGCACCTATTCCACCCGTTTTTCCAAGAATGGGTCTTACTACTGCGGCCGTAGTTGGTGAACCACCACTTACTGATACGGCTGCATATCTGTATCCCGAACCAAAATTTGCCTGAACTAAATTACCAGAACTGTCTTCAGCAGGAATGACCTTGACTACTTCTCCACCAGATATTGTTGCAGTTGCAGATGCAGAACTACCATTACCAGTAATTGTTATAGTCGGTGCAGAACCATATCCAGCGCCTGGATTGTCAATTGCATATCCCACAATTTGACCGTCTACTGCGTTAGTTTGAATTACTGATTGTTCTATTTCTTGTGTAGTAAAATTAGAACTGTCCCCAACACTAATTACATTACCATTGTTAATAAGTTGAACGGGTACAAAGTTTGCAGATTGAAATTTATTTGCACTTGCAGAACCAATACTGTATATCATTTTCCAAACATATCCGTCAGATGTTTTAAAAGGTGTACCCGTAGTATTACCAGTCGGTTCTACTGTAGATGCAACTGGAGTTCCACTGTCATTAATTGATTTTCTTAATACCATGTATACTTGTTGGTTTGAGTTAACAACATAGTATGCACTAGAATTACCAACGGTTGTATCATCGTACGCATCATAGAATGTACCAGATGACCAGTTGTATCTTGGAACTACAAAACTTGCGTCAGATATTAATCTTACTGCTTGCATGTTGTTTCTAAAATCTCTTTCTTGTTGTAAAGACAATTGTGGGTCTGGTGCTGTATCTGCAGAGTCCCAGTTTTGTGAACGACCAATCGCCGCATAGAACTTAGAAGGATTAGACGAACTATCTTTTGTTTTTTTAATCTCGTCTAATATAAAGTTTTTTAATGCATTAGTTATCGTTGCGGCCATTTCTTATTCTCCTTATGCGACTGCACCACCGTAGGTTGCAAGTATTTGCCAGTTAGTTCCGTCAAAAATTAATGTTCCAGTTTCATGTTGTTGTAATGTTAAAGTACTTCCCGCACCAAAATTTGCGGGAGTGATAACTGCATTACCAGCACCACTTACACTTATGTATTTTACTTGTCCAACAACACCGTCTGCGATTGAATATGCACCCGCAGTTCCTTTTGTTATTTCACTATACGGTAATGATATAGATAAAGCACCATTAGCACTTACAGTTTCTTGTTTTAATATTTCATGACTGTTTAATAAAATACCCCCAGTTCCTTGACCTTCTATTTCTATATCAATATTAGTATCCGTACCCTTTGCACTTACCTTTGGATTATTACTGGTTGCGTTGTTGGTAATGTTAATGTGGTTGACCGCACTTGCAGTCTTTGTTAATTCTAATACTTCATTACCCGAAGAGTCTTGTAATACACCACCCCCAGATAAACCAGAAATCTTAGGTGCGTTTATAGTAGGAGTTGTTAAACTTTTATTTGTTAATGTTTGTGTATGTGCATTAAATGTCACTTCATCATCACCAGTTAGTAAAGGTAATGTAATTGTTCTGTCTGCGGCTAATTCTGATACCGCAACAACATATTGGTGGTCTGCACTGGTATCATTTATCTGTGGAGTTGTTAATACTGGACTCGTAAGTGTTTTATTTGTTAGAGTATTAGTACTTGAGTCTAGTAGAACATTACCACTTGCATTCGGAAATACTATTTGTCTATCTGCAGTTGGTTCTACAACTTGTAAAGTAGTTTCGTGTGCATCTGCAGTTGTACCTTCAAATCTAATTAATCCAGTTGCAGAGTCACTAAAAGTAATTTTAGTAGTCAGTGCGTTTGAACTATCCCCAGCAACTAAATCAGAAGCATGTTTTCCACCTAAGACATTATAGATTTCTCTAAAATTATCGTTTATCTTAGTTGCGGCTGAACGAAGAGTATCCCCCGTACCGTCATTTGCAGTTGTTCCGTTTGCGATTACTGATTTTGCCATGTTTTATTTCCTATGTCCTATTTATACAAGTTATAAACCTAATCAAGAAAAAGTTTCAAATTTGTCTTGGTCAAATGTTTCTATTGTAAAGTCATTACTAAAGTCTATCTCAAAGTTAGATGTTGCAGTACCAGCACCACTCGAGTCTGCATCAAATGTAGGACTTGTTCTTAATTCTGCAGCTCTCATTGTTTCATATTGTTTCTGTACATCTGAAATACTCGCAGTTGCAAGTGAGTTAATTAATCTATCATCAATAATAACTCTAAGAGTTGTACCACCACTATCTAAAAGACCAGTGACTTCTGGTGCGAATTGATTTACTTGACTGAACATTGCAGTGTTAGAAGCAACCACATCAATTTCACCCGCAGTTTCATCTACGATAGAAAGTGGTGCGGAAGTACCAAGAAGTCCAATTTTTTCTAATCTTACTTCTGAACCAATAAACATTCCAGCAGGGTGAACAAATAATTTATATGGTCTTTCCCAAGTAGTTTGTGATAGTTCACTTTTTATTCGCACTGAAAAAGTTTGATACAAACCATTATTGGTTAAAAACTTAATTGAGTCCGCACCTAACTCAGACGAACCTATAGTAAAAATGTCTTTTTTAGGATAGTCTACTTCTACATCGATACCGTAGAACATTCTAAAAAATTGTTGTATTGAAAATCTTGTACCTTTACTACTATATAAATTGTGAGAAAACTTTGTTGCTGTTCTTTTATCAATAAATCCTTCATAATAAGATTGACCTAATAATAGTTCGTCCTCTATATAAGGAAGTAAAGTTTCATCTACCTGATTGATATCTCTTGCATAAAATAAATCATTTACTAATTTACTTGGAGAACCGTCACTATCTTCAAAGTGAAAATATTCTTTTAAAAACGAGACAAGTTTTGGATACTCACTTTTAAAGTGTTCTGGTAAAACTTTATCAACATCACGACCCGTAGCAAACGCAAGTTCTCTACGGTTATCGTCTCTTAGAGTATCGTCTACTTTATGTCCCATATTAGTTTATTACACTCGTATCTACTTCAACTGCTTGTGTTGTTGACCTTGTACTATCAAATTCGACAACGGTTTCTCTTAATGGTGTGACAAAAGACTCATTTGCAGGCACTACACTCAACTTAATAAAAGTATCCCCTGAGTTAATTGAGTCTACTTGTAATCCAGTTAGAGTCACGGTATCTCCACTAAAAGAACCAACATTATCTACAATCACCGATTGTGTTGTGTTTGAAAATACTTCAATTGTTGTAGAACCTAAACGGTTTCTTAAAATACAACTATTGTTATTAAAAGTAAACGCAGAAGACTCTATAATTCTATTTACATCATCTGCAGTTGCAATTGTAGTTGGATATTTTAAACTATGATTTTCTACTGCAGTAAGAGTCGGAGTAAATCTTTGTTGTACTTTTACACTCATTCGAGAAGATAATACTGCGGGACTTACTTCATCAACCAAAGTAAGTACGTTAGACCTTCTAAATGATTGTTTAAATTTACCAGTGTTGTCAGTAAAGTATTTTGAAATTACATTTGATATTGATGACTTAATTGAGTTTTCAGTTAAACTGGTTAAATTAGGGTTGAATTGAAAAAATGTAGTAGTTTCAATAAAAGTCTTAACTGGGTCAATAAACTTAATATCAAAAGATGCAACAGATAAATCTTTGAGTAAATCTACAATTGCGTCTTTGGTTTCTTGTTTTGTTGTTGGGCCAGTCAAGGTATCGTTTTCAATTGCGTCAGTAAATAATAGTGATAAGAATACTACACCAAATTCTGGTTCAAGTGCATCTTCTCCACCAAAAGATGTAATATCTTTTAGTAAAGAACTAAAGTTTCTTTGTGTTAGGGTTGCATAATCTTCTGCAGTCACAGCTCTGTTTTGAGTTGCATACTGAAACGGTGCAGTAGTTCTGATAGACTCTACAGTTTCTTTTGGAGCACCACCCGCAGAATTAGATACTGTTGTGACCGATGCGGTGTATCCAACACCATTTACTTGTACTTGACTTTGTGGTGCGAATATCTTTGCACCATTAGCATCTGAACCTTTTACTGAT